ATGGCACTAACAGACATACAAATTAAACGAGCAAAGCCCCAAGACAAGCCATACACATTGAACGATGGGCAAGGCTTGTCATTGCTTATCAATCCCGACGGCTCGAAAGGCTGGCGCTTCCGCTTTCGTTTTGCCGGTAAAGCGCGGCTAATGTCATTTGGCAGCTACGACCTTGTGAGCCTCGCAGAAGCACGTGAGAAACGCGATATGGCCCGTAAGCAGGTCGCAAATGGCATTGATCCAGTTGAAGAACGTAAAGCCAAAAAGCTGGCACAGCAACTTTCAACAGAGAACTCATTCGAAGCCATATGTCGAGAATGGCACGCCAACAAAGCTGACCGTTGGACAGTGGCCTATCGCGAAGAAATCATTAAGACATTCGAGCAAGATGTGTTCCCGTTCATTGGTAAACGTCCTATCAGTGAAATCAAACCGTTAGAACTACTTGAAGTATTGCGACGAATAGAGAAGCGTGGAGCACTAGAGAAGACCAGAAAAGTGCGCCAACGATGCGGCGAGGTCTATCGCTATGCGATCATAACTGGCCGCGCTGAATACAATCCAGCACCTGATTTAGCTATCGCTCTGACCGTACCTAAGCAAAAGCACCATCCTTTTTTATCCGCTGAAGAGCTACCTTATTTTATTCGGGATCTTGAGGGGTATACCGGCAGCATCATCACTAAAAATGCGACTAAGATTGTCATGTTAACTGGTGTAAGAACGCAGGAAATGCGTTTTGCTACATGGGAAGAAGTGGATCTTGAAAAGGGCACATGGGAAATACCCGCAGAACGGATGAAAATGCGTAGGCCTCATATTGTCCCTTTATCTACTCAAGTGATTGACCTCTTTAAGCAACTCAAGCCTATCACTGGCCATTATCCATACATTTTTATTGGTAGGAATAATCGCAGCAAACCAATATCAAAAGAAAGCGTTTCGCAAGTGATTGAGTTACTTGGCTACAAAGGCCGTGCCACAGGTCACGGATTCAGACATACAATGTCCACTATCCTGCATGAACAGGGATTTGATAGTACATGGATTGAAATGCAGTTAGCTCATGTAGATAGAAACACTATACGAGGCACCTACAATCATGCTCAATATTTAGAAAAAAGATTAAATATGTTGCAGTGGTATAGTGACCAACTTTATCCGAAATTAACTTTTGATTGGAATGATAAAAGGATCCCTTCATGAATAAAGATAAAATAGTTTCTGTTTTAATTCGTATTTTAGAAGAAAAACGTGATGGTCTTATTTTAATAAATGGAGAGTGGGGTGTAGGAAAGACATATTTTCTTCAAACTGAATTTAAAAAATACTATTCAAACAAGAATCATTTTTATTTATCCACACTTGGACTAAATAGCTTACAAGATTTCAAAGATAGGATGCTAAGCATAACGTATCTAAATAATCCTTCAGAGATAAGACAGCTTGGAGAATTAACCTCAAGTGCTGCATCCGTACTTACACAAGAGGAAAGAACAGGGAAATTAACAGAGCAAATTATATCAACCTTTTCAGGTGCGATGAGAGATTATGTCCTCAAGGATCTTTCAGGTGTTTTTATTATTGATGATTTAGAAAGAATCCCCCAACCACTGAGAGATGAGATAGCAACTTTTTGCTTGCAAAGTTATCAAAATGACAACCAATTAGACTTTATTCTTGTGGGGAATTTTTCAAAGCAAAGTGATGAGTTGTTAGGTCATAAAGAGAAAGTTGTTAGCGATGAAATATATTTTTCCATTAACAACATTGCTGAAATATTAGAGAAAAAGTTAGAGCCATTAGAAGAGAAACATAGAGAATTAATCTCTCAGGTTATTATTGGATTTGAAGAAAAAAACCTAAGAATAATAAATAGAGTAATCTCAAAATTGTTACCCCTGTTTGAAGAACAAGATTCTGGAAAAAAAATACCTGATATAGACATAAAAAACCTAGTCAGCTCGCTCTGTGCTCACATAATACTAAAAGAGAAGTTTTCATATCAAGAAAATGATTTCCATGATAACTATATTACATCTTCTCTTAAGACACTAACGACCTCCTCTGAGGAGGATCCGGATAAAATAAGCAAAGAAGAGAGCAATCTTTTGAATATCACTGCTTATAGAACATACAATGACTTAATGGTTCCATATTGTTTTAATGTGATATCCCAAAAAGACATCATCCCATTTGTTTTCAACTTCCAAGAACCGTTAAAGAAAAGTGACTACGCTACATTAGCTCAACCTGAATGGTATAATATATCTGAAAGTGACTATGTAGATGAAATTAAGAAAGTAATATTTAAGACCACATCTCCCACACTGCATGCGTGGTTAATAGCAACTAACAATTATCTTAGACTTTCAAAATCAAACTACATACCCCGCATAAAAGGATTAACAAATAAAGTTATCGAAGAGAACAAAAAAAGCTTCAGCGATGATGAAATAAAAACATACTTTCTTGAAACGGCCCCAAATATTGATGATATCCCATTACACATCTTGAGAAGAGATGGCAATGAATTACACAATTACTTCCTCAATAAATATAGCGAGATAATCAAGAAAGATAAAATAGATAAACTGAAAGAAAAAATGAATAGCGCTGGATGGTGTGCAATTGACATGGATATTTACCAATCAAAATTCAAATTCAATCTACTTGAAACTCTGGATGTAGAGCTCATCATAAATGGCATAAAAAACACTTGGTCTATTCACGATATTCAGATGTTCTCAAACCACTTGTCCTCTCTCTATAACTTTTCTAACCTTGCAGACTATCTTTCTGCTGAACTGCCTCATCTTAAGAAATTACATTCATCCATAAATGCTCATCACAAAAAAATCACGAGTTCATTTCGACGTGGTGCAATAATTGAACTAACCGACTGCGTTAAACGCATAAAAGAATCATTAGAACAAAGCATCTCTTTCAAAAATAGTCAACCGCAGTAATTAATTCATACGACGTCAATGACGCGTTTAACCCCTCTGGTTTGAGTATCTTTCTTCAAGCCAGAGAGAAATTAAATAACCCTACCTTAGCGCGCAATGCTCTCCCCGCCCCGCCTGCCCGCTTAAGGGGGCGCTTTTAATGCAGGTGCATGACCAACCTCAGGGCGCGCCAGTGCTGGCGCTGGCGGGGGATTCAGTGTCGGTAAAGCGCATGCAAAACCATGCACCTTATGCATGCATGGCTTTTATACGTAAAAATGGCGGGATTTTCGGGGATTTTTAAGCGGGCTACTGCACGGCCAGTTCTGCACGGCGGCCGGTGTAATTCAGGTTCTGTGCGGGCGTGAATTTTTCACGATTATCATCGCGCGAAGCCGCGTCAGGCCTGAATCCGATGGTCGTTAAAATGTCATTATCCTGCGCCGAATAATTGATTTTTTCACCGGCTGACAGCCAGAGCTGTAGCGCCTCGCGCAGATAATCGAGTGAGTGCTGCATGGCGCAGCGCTGAACGGCGGAGTGTTGCCCGGAATAATTCATCAGTTCAGGGGCAAGAGCGGCGGCCAGCTCCGCGCCGTGCACCTGCATAAAATCATTTAAACGGTCGCGGATACTGATGCGCTGCACCTCCTCATGCGAACGGATATAGCGACCGGCAGCCTGATTGATTTCCCATTTTTTCACGTCGATAATCTCGCGCAGCGTTTGCAGGCTCCGGCCGCTGTGGCCGTTACCGGCAAGCTGTTCGCGGTATGCCTGTTCGGCCTGCTTCAGTTCATCCCGGCGTTGCAGCCATGCGGATTTGTTTGCCTGACAGGCCTCAAAGGCTTTCTGTAGCGTCAGTGTGGACACGTATGTTTCTCCTGATGTCTGGCCGTGCTCACGCACCGGCACGGTTAATGGTGGGCTCCGGTGCGGGTACAGGGATAACCGGCTCTGTCACCGGTGAACGAATAACCCCGTCGATGGATTCAAGCGTACGGAACGTGGCCGAGCATTCGATGTTCATGCACTGGTGATAGCGCTGTTTGACGTTATCGGACAGATAGCGACTGGTGCGGGAATGCGCGCTGGTTTTGCAGAACGGGCAGTGAAACATGCTTACCCCTCCGCTTCTGTCTCGCCATTTTCAGCCAGCTTTCTGGCAAGCATCATTCTCTTCGCAGGGCTGCGTAACAGCTCCGTATCAACGTCAGTAATCTGCGGTCGGTGCATGCCCGTCACGGACAACACCGGCTCCTGCGTCATATCGAAGTGATACAGGCTGCCCTGACGACTCAGCGCATCGCGCAGCTCGCCAGTGGCCACGGACTGCGGGGCGCTTTCTCCCTTCATTTCGAGGGCACGAATGCGCAGCAGGAAAGCGCGGGTAAGGGCGACAGGAACCGCATTGACAGCCTGAGCCCATTCCGCACCGGCGTAAGCGGTAAAGGCATCGTCATGCGCTGACAGGTATTTATTAGCGCTGGAGCAGGCATTCAGCATGGCGCGTGTCCGGTCGGCCTCCAGCTCCGCAATCAGGCCGGTGAACTCGTCGGCCAGCTCACGACTGGCGATACGCCTGCTGTGCTCAGCTTTCATTTCAGGGGTGAGACTGCCGCGCAGGGTGCGAAAGCGGCTGCGCCAGTCCTGCTCCGCCTCAGTACTCTCATCGAGGGCGGTCTGCCGCTCCTGCTTACAGCGTTCAATGGACGTATCAATCTCTTTCAGTACCTGCATGCTGGCCGCGTGGGTGTCTCTGGCCGCAGTGAATGCGCTCAGCTTGTCGGTGATGTGCGGGTTGTTCTCTGCGTACTGCTTGGCGGCAACATTTTGCAGGGCGGTAATGACTGTTTCGAGTTTCATGTTCAGGCTCTCCGTTTATTCAACCTGAAATGATTCTGCCCTTCATCACACAACATCTCGATTCATCGCAGTTGTGGCAGTTCTGGCACAAACAGCACTCAAAACCCGGCTGGCCAGAGAAAGGTCTCAGCAAAACCTTACTCATCGTTTGTTTTTTTACATATAACTGTTCACTACTGTTCACCTTAAATAAAAACATAAGTAATACAGTAAGATAAGGGGTGAACAGTTGAGGGCATGACTGTTCACCGTCTGTTCACCACTGTTCACCCATCTTCTGAACTCTCCTGGAGGTTTATATATTTTTTATTCATGAATAATGGTTTGTTAACCACTTTTGGTTGTATATGGGTGTGCCAGAATGTGCCAAAGGATACCCACGATATACCAGAACATTGTCAGAGATTGTCACTGTATAAAAAACAGTCTGCTGTGTGGTGTAACACTACAAAATGACTTGTTGCCCTTAGGGAAAATATTCACAAAATAGAGAGCTACCCGAAGCCGGACGGACACGCCCGGCACTGTATGGACAATATGAGGTAGCCCGATGCAAACCGCTTTTTCTTCCCCGCCTTCTGCCCCTGCCGCTCCAATGATGCCGGTTACTGATGCCGTTCAGGAGCGCTTTATCCGCCTGCCCGAAGTGATGCATCTGTGTGGCCTGTCCCGGTCGACCATTTATGACCTCATCAGCCGGGAAGCCTTCCCGAAACAAATCTCCCTCGGTGGAAAAAATGTGGCGTGGGCGCAGTCTGAAATCACCGCATGGATGGCAGATCGCATTGCCGAACGCAACCGGGACTATGACGCATGATGATGACCGTTCAGCAAACAACCCCTTTTTCTGGCTTGCTTCTTTTCGCCGTTTCCAGGTATAGTTTTCCCGCTGCCGCAAAATCGGCAGCCGGGCGTGAGAACCCGAGTTACTTCAAGGCGACACCAGACGCGCCATGCGTCTTTTTTTGTGTCTATGCCTATGTGCACCTGTTGTTTACGCATCGGTTCTTTAGTCGTTGCTGTATCCGCGTAATGGTGGCTCAGGCGGGGCAGCCTTCGGGCTGGCCGGTTCCCTTGAAGGCCGGTTTCTCACCCCCGTCTGGGCTACCACCCGAGCGTGAGAACTCCGGTGGTAGCGATAACCGCTACTTCAAGGAGGTTGCCCTTATGGCTACGACCCTCACCCTGTCACACCCGCAGTTTGTCTTTGTGTTTGCCGCCGTTCGTCGTGCAGACCGTAAACCCCGTATCTGTATGCTCCGCACTGTTGCCGGTGATGAGCACGCCGCACGTCTTTCCCTTGTTCGCGATTACGTCCTCTCATTCGCTGGCCGTCTGCCGGTTGCGGAGGTGCGCGCATGAGACACTCCACCATTACCACCCGTGACCTCGAATGCCTTGAGCACATGCGCAACGTCGGCCAGCTCATCAACGAGCTGATGCAGGTGCAGGACTGCGCGACCATTCGTCGTGACCCTGCTCAGCAGTCACAGCTCACCTCCGTGATTTACCTTATGACCGCCCAGATTGACGGCGTGGTAGAGCGCTGCAATCAGCGCTGGCTGACCGGGGAGGGCAACGTATGAAAAAGCCATTACCGCCCGTATTACGCGCCGCGCTGTATCGCCGCGCCGTGGCCTGTGCATGGCTGACGGTATGCGAACGCCAGCGCCGCTATCCGCACCTCACCCTCGACGCGCTGGAAAGCGTCATTGCCGTCGAGCTGGAGGGCTTTTACCTGCGCCAGCACGGCGAGGAAAAAGGCCGCCAGATTGCCTGTGCACTGCTGGAAGATTTAATGGAAGCCGGACCACTCAAAGCCGCGCCGTCGCTGTCCTTTCTCGGGCTGGCCGTGATGGATGAACTCTGCGCCCGTCACATGCAATCGCCTGTTATGCACTGAGGGAGAAAATAACGATGAAAATGAACGTAACAGAGACGGTAAAACAGGCGTGCGGCCACTGGCCGCGCATTCTCCCGGCGCTGGGTGTGAAGGTCATTAAAAACCGCCATCAGGCCTGTCCGGTGTGCGGCGGCTCTGACCGCTTCCGCTTTGACGATAAAGAGGGGCGCGGCACATGGTTCTGTAACCAGTGCGGTGCGGGTGACGGTCTTAAGCTGGTAGAGAAAGTGCTCGGTATGACCGCATCAGAGGCCGCCGGAAAGGTGGATGCCGTGACCGGCAACCTGCCACCGGTTGCCCCCGAAGTGATTGCGGCCGCAGAGGCTGAAACGGAGGCCGACCGCAAAGCGGCGGCCGCGCTGGCCGCCAGGCTCATGGAGAAAACCCGACCGGCCACCGGCAATGCCTACCTCACCCGCAAGGGTTTCCCCGCTCTGGAATGTCTGACGCTCACCGTCATGCATAAAACCGGCGGCGTGACGTTCCGCACCGATGATGTGGTTGTCCCGCTGTATGACGATACCGGCGCACTGGTTAACCTTCAGCTTATCAATGCTGACGGTCTCAAACGCACCCTGAAAGGCGGTCAGGTCAAAGGGGCATGTCATGTCATCGAAGGGAAAAAACAGGCCGGAAAACGCCTGTGGATTGCGGAGGGTTATGCGACCGCACTCACCGTGCATCACCTGACCGGCGAAACCGTCATGGTGGCGCTGTCGTCCGTGAACCTCCTTTCTCTGGCGAGCCTTGCCCGTCAGAAACACCCGGCCTGTCAGATTGTGCTCGCCGCCGACCGCGACCTGAGCGGCGACGGCCAGAACAAAGCCGCAGCGGCCGCAGACGCCTGTGAGGGCATTGTCGCCCTGCCGCCGGTGTTCGGTGACTGGAATGATGCGTTTGTGCAGAATGGCGGGGAGGCCACGCGGAAAGCCATTTATGACGCCATCCGGCCACCGGTACAAAGTCCGTTCGACACCATGAGCGAGGCGGAATTTACCGCCATGAGCGCCAGCGACAAGGCTCTGCGGGTGCATGAGCATTACGGCGAAGCGCTGGCAGTGGATGCGAACGGCCAGCTCCTGTCCCGTTATGAAGCAGGGATATGGAAAGTCGTTCAGCCGTCCAGTTTCGAACGCGACGTAGCCGGGCTTTTCCAGCGCCTGCGTGCCCCGTTCTCGTCGGGGAGAATCACCTCAGTGGTGGAGACGCTGAAGCTGATTATTCCTCAGCAGGCCGCACCGGCACGCCGTCTGATTGGTTTTCGCAACGGGGTACTCGATACACGGAGCGGCCTGTTCAGCCCGCACAGCAAATCGTACTGGCTGCGCACGCTCTGCGACGTGGATTTTACTCCGCCGGTCGAGGGGGAAACGCTGGAAACCCATGCCCCTAATTTCTGGCGCTGGCTCGACCGTGCTGCCGGTAGCAGACCAGAAAAACGCGACGTGATTCTGGCCGCGCTGTTTATGGTGCTGGCAAACCGCTACGACTGGCAGCTCTTTCTCGAAGTCACCGGTCCGGGTGGCAGCGGCAAAAGTATACTGGCCGAAATCGCGACCCTGCTCGCCGGAGAGGATAACGCCACGTCGGCCGACATCGACACGCTGGAAGACCCGCGCAAGCGTGCCTCCCTGATTGGCTTCTCGCTTATCCGTCTGCCTGACCAGGAAAAATGGAGCGGTGACGGCGCAGGACTCAAGGCCATCACCGGCGGCGATGCAGTTTCAGTTGACCCGAAATACCAGAATCCGTACTCAACGCATATTCCGGCTGTGATTCTGGCCGTGAATAACAACCCGATGCGCTTCACCGACCGCAGCGGCGGTGTGTCACGTCGCCGGGTGATTATTCACTTCCCGGAGCAGATTGCGCCGGAAGAGCGTGACCCGCAACTCAGGGATAAAATTGCGCGCGAGCTGGCCGTTATCGTGCGCCAGCTTATGCAGAAATTCAGCGACCCGATGGCAGCGCGCGCACTGCTCCAGTCGCAGCAGAACTCCGACGAGGCGCTCAGCATCAAGCGCGATGCTGACCCGACGTTTGATTTTTGCGGCTATCTGGAAATGCTGCCGCAGACCAACGGGATGTTTATGGGTAATGCCAGCATCGTCCCGCGCAATTACCGTAAATATCTCTATCACGCGTATCTGGCCTATATGGAGGCCAACGGGTACAGGAACGTGCTCAGCCTGAAAATGTTCGGGCTGGGGCTGCCCATGATGCTGAAAGAGTACGGCCTGAATTATGAGAAGCGGCACACGAAACAGGGGATACAGACTAACCTTTCACTGAAAGAGGAAAGCTACGGCGACTGGCTGCCGAAATGCGATGACCCCGCAGCGACATAACCCACTCCAGACCGGCAACAGCCGGTCTTTTTCTTTCCGGCCATTATCATAAGGTGAACACTCCACTGTTCACCCTTCACCGTATATTCACCCTGTATCACTATGAAATTATTGATAAAAAGGCAAAGGTGAACAGTGTGAACAGTAAAACCGGAAAAAACTTTTTATACCCCCTCATCACCATCGTATTGCGGTGATGGTCGCCGGAAACAGGCCAGAAACGCGCTGAGGTGAAGAGTTGACTGTTCACTCTTCACCAACTGATCACCATCTATCAGTATGATATTAAAAAGAAAAATAATGAGGTGAGCAGTGTGAACAGTTAAATGCAAAAAAACTTTTTTTGCGTATGATGTCGGTATGAGGCTTCACAAGAGAATTTGAATAATGGATAAGACTAGAGACTTTATTCTTGGAGGGCTTTCTCGCTTTGGCTTGGCTAATTTGCCCGGCAGACCTTACGATTCTGCTTTTGAATTAATAGCCTCCCCACCTATACGCAAACGCCTCATTGTGATGGGCTTCAATGGTTCGTCGGCTGATTCCCATATGACCAACAGCCAGTCTATTATTCAGGATCATTCAAAGCCTCTTGTCTCGAATGTCCATTTAGGGACGCAAGGGGAATGGGGAATTACTCACCTAGCTAAGCGACTACAACAGCTACCTATCAGCCTCGGTTACAGATGGGAAGACGTAGTATTTACGAATGCTCTAATGATGTGCTCAACCAATGCTTCAGCACTCAAACAGGAGGCGAGTCGACACAAACTAACTGTCGAACAACTCGTAAAATACTCAACAAGATTTTTTGAGAATGTCACAATCCCTCTGTGTAAGCCTGAACTGATTATCGCTTATAGCAATAGCCTACAAACCCTTTCAGCAGCAAATATTTTGCTAAAACACTTCGGTGATCCAAGTACTCTCATCTATACGCAGCAGAAGGGTTATTACACAACTTTCGCTTTCTCAGCCGTACTAAATGATGTGAAAATCCCTGTAATATGTGTCCGTCATATGTCTAGATTTAAACCTTCAGAAGAGTTAATTGAATCAGCTCGAGAGATGATAAAGGGACTTTAGCTTTATCCGTCAGATTGAACCATACACTTGGAAAAATGTGTATAGCGATGTGTATAACCAAAATACAACCCTGAAACAAAATACAATAAAAACAGCATGTTATAGCTAAAAAAGGACTCCTGTGATCTTCCGCCAAAATTTATTCATAAGTATTAATAGATATAGCTAATTGCCTTAATCAATTCTGCTTTATCTTATCCCAAAGGAATGGTTTATGAATGAACTCCCAGATCATAATGAAATGTTACTTTCAGCCCAACGAAATTTATCCTTTCTCCTTAAAACTTTTTATTTACATTTTTCACAAGATTGGGAAATAACTAAAACACCAGCAATAGATGAAACTGATGAACAGCGAATAAAAAGATTATTATTTGATAAGGAAATATTTTTACAAACTGGATTAGTCATATTATTTAATTCTGCCGAAATTTATTTAAAATCCATAATTGCTGAGAAAAGTGTTTTTTTGTTATTAAAAGACATCAAAGATTCATATAAAAAACACTCCTTCTTCGATTGTTTAACAATTGATGCCGCAGATTTAAATAATGTAGCCTCAAGTATTTCAGGAGTTACATTCCCTCAAAGATTCAATGATACTTATGTCGCCTTACGTAAAGAACGTAACAAAGTAATACATCTGGGCAAAAGTAATAGCAAAGCTGTAATAAAAGACTTCCTTTCCGCATTTTTAACTCTACAAGAAGAAATCAATAAAGTTAGCCTGCTCAAACTTTCGGAGGGTTTATTCAGTCACGATGGGCTCGAAATTGAAGGGATTCTAGCCTCTGCACAAGGCTACTCTAATAATATCATTGATATTTATAAAACTTTCTTTCCACTTGACGAAATCTTGAAAGAGATTTATAAACTCGATAGTAAACCTAAAATGTGGATACAATGTAGTTCCTGTCATAGTACCTCTTCCACATTAGCAGTAATATCAAAAGCTAAAGCTGTTTGTCTCGCATGTGGGTATAAAAAAGGAGTTATGTAATGGAGAATCTAAAATTAATACCTTTTTCCAAAGTTAATTTTTCAGATCCGTTTTTCGATAGTCTGAAATCAGACTATGCAATAGGATTTGTTGAATGGTTCCAAAAAAAATGCTTAACACCTGAAAAAGATAAAGCATATGTTCTCTTCGATGAGAATGACAATATAGATGGCTTCATGTATCTGAAATTAGAAGATGGAGTTATTGATGATACTTCTCCTAATATCCCCGCAGGACATCATTTAAAAATCGGAACGTTTAAATTTAATACAAAAGGTACTTTACGCGGCCAGCGTTTTTTGAAGAAAATATTCGACCATGCATTAAAAGAAAAAGTAAATGATATTTATGTCACTATCTTCGATAAACATGATTACCTTATTAAATTATTCCTGAAGTACGGATTTGTAAAGTATGGGCTCAAACATTCCGAAAATGGAACAGAAAATGTTTTACTTCGGGAGATGAGTGCAGATCATCTAACAGGAGATTTACTTTCTGATTATCCTTATATAAATAACAGAAATAATGAAAACAAATATCTATTATCTATATACCCCACTTTTCATACACGTCTTTTCCCAGACTCAAAACTCGTAAATGAGGCACCAGATGTCATTGCAGATGTTTCTTATGCCAATAGTATTAGAAAAATATATATCTGTGCAATGAGTGATGTAGCAAAAATGAAGCCTCATGACATTATTATTATTTATCGCACATCTGATAATCAGGGCCCTGCGTATTACCGTTCGGTTGTCACTTCTTTATGTGTTGTCGAAAGTGTAAAAACAATCAGCTCATTTTTAAATGAAAAAGAATTTCTCAGTCATTGTTTAAAATATAGCGTATTTACTGAATCAGAATTGAAATCATTCTTTAAAACTAAAAAATACCCTTATATCATAACTTTCACTTATAATTTAGCTCTGCCAAAACGAGTAAATCGTGCTAAACTTATCGAAGAGGTAGGCCTGAATCCTAAGGACTACTGGGGTGTGATGAAGTTAACAGATAGACAATTCGAAATGATAGTTGAGTTAGGCGGAACAGATGAAAGTATTATTGTCAATTAAGCCAGAATTTGTGGAAAAAATTCTTGATGGGACAAAAAAGTTTGAGTTCCGTAAAGGTATTTTCAAAAACGACGATGTTAAATCTGTTGTAATATACGCAACTATGCCTGTTGGTATGATTATTGGTGAATTTGACATTAAAAACATTATCGAAGATGAACCATTAAAGTTATGGAACAAAACTAGACACCAAGCGGGCATAAGTAAAAGTTTTTTTGATTCATATTTTGATAACAGAAAGAAAGCTTTTGCTATTGAAATTGGTGACATTCGCGTATATGAAGCACCTATAAAATTGAGTTCTATGGGCATCAGTGCTCCTCAGTCCTATCGATACCTAAATTAATCTAATTTTTTGGCTCAATACCGATTTTTTTTAATTCTTTTCGTCCTAAGGTCTTGAGCCAATTACCCAAACTCATCCCTTCAGCCTTCGCCGCAGCCTCAAACTGCGCCTTCAACTCCGGCGTAATACGAATCTGAAAAGTTGGTGCTTTTCCGGATTTTGACTGATTAGGGTCGCGTTTAGCTGTTGACATGTACGTACCTACAAGAGCAAGATATCTTTAATGAGGTACGTACCTTAACATACGAAAACCTCAAATTGAAACGCCCTCGCCAGGTACTCGCAATACCGGACGAGAGCTAACCTCACCAACTATCAAGGAGTTGATTATGGCTGATTCTCATTCTACCCCAGACACCGACCAATCCGGAACCGAGCGTTCGTTAATTGTGGGATACCGCCCGAATGTTTACGACAAATCCACGCCGAAAATCATCCTTTCCGGTAAGTGGTTGCGCGCAGCGGGGTTTGATACCGGACAGCAGGTCACGGTAAAGGTCATGAAAGGATGCATCGTTCTGGTGGCGTATAACGAGCAGGAGCAGCGTTTGCAAGATGATTATAAACGGACGAAAGCAAAGCTTATTGAGATAGAGGACGCGCTTGCAGCGATCCAAATTCCGCATGCTGGAAAGCGACTCGCAAAATCAAATACAAACCACCTGGCTTAG